ATTCTTTTTTGTATTCGTTTAAACGCTCATTAACCAGTGTTTGAACGGCGTTTAAATCCGCATCCAAATACAAATAAAGAACGGCATTTATTGTAAAATTTATTTTTTCTGGCGAATGAACAACAACCTTATCCGTTAAAGGTCTGATTTTTTCGGAACTTAAATAGTCAGATATGGTTTGTATCATATCTTCTGTCGGGTTTCCGGTATCTGTTAAAGGATAAATATCTACAACTCCGGCAGATGAAGATAAAACTTCAACATCTATTACACTCTGGTGAGCGGATAATGTATGAAACCTGTATGCACCTTTACTCCCTGCGTTTGAAAAACTCTCAGGCGCCAGCCTTATTCTTTCTCTTAAACTTTCAGCAGATTCTTCTTCCGCACCGCCGTAGCTTGTTTTAATATTGTATGCATTATCTACATAATCAAGCGGAGTGAGTAAATTATTAATTTTATTTTCCGTATAACCGTTAGCACCGATTCCTGTTTTTGTGCAGGTTCCCGTTACATCAACATACAAACTTCCGGCTTTTATTATACAGTCAGCATCTGTTATAAAGGTATATTTACCGTCTGCTGTTTCAATTTCGGTTTTAGCAGGGACCAAAATATCCGAAGTCTGCACCTCCGTTGTTTCAAATCTGAATGTAGTTTTTGCACAAGTTCCCGCAAGTTTTTTAACACCGACTAATTCACCTAAATGTTCCAAAACCTCAATCGGTGCATAACTTAAAAGATTTGATTTTGCAGCTTCCTGAATTTTTATCCGAAGCAGACTTTCTCTGTACGCACCTACATCAATCAAAAGTCTTTCCACTTGTGCAGGTTGGAGTGTTTTTCCTGTTTTTTCTTCATATAAGGCTATCCACTCTTGTGTAATAGTATCGGGGTTTCTTTCTATAAAATTCGGTTCGGGTAAATTTGTCATAATGTTACTTTTGTTGTTCCTTTGGTGTTATTGTCTTTTAATGTCCATTCAACTTTTATTGTGATTTGTGTTTCATTTATTTCGGCGCTTAATGAATTTAATTTTATCCTTGTTTCCCATTCGTTTATGGAGTCCGTTGCCTCACGGATAATGTTTGGTATTGCTTCATTTACAGGGTAATCAACATATTTATATATGTCAGAACCGAATGTCGGGCGGTGGGGGACTGAGCCTTTTCTTGTTGTTAGTATTATTGCGATGCACTGGTTAATATCGTCAACTCCCTCGGCAACAGAGCCGATATCATTTAATTTATACTGCCAGTCAACGTAGGTTATTTCGTTTAAATTTGTCATATTTGTTAATCTTTATTGAAATTATTAGCAATCTTTGTTATAATATAGACATAGTTTGTTAATAAAAGAGGTGTATTATGAATATTTCTTTAACTCCGGCATTAGAAAAATTTGTACAGGATAAAGTAGCTACAGGTTTATATAACTCGGTGAGCGAAGTTATAAGGGAAGCTATCAGGCTTCTTATTTCGACTGAAACAGTTTCACAAGAACGTTTGAACAGTCTTTACAAAGATATTGATGCCGGATTAAACGACACGATTTCTCATGACGGTCCGGAAACTATGGAGAAACTCTTAAAACGATATGAGTAAGCTTACTTTTAAAATTAAAAATATCGCTTTGGAAGATATGACCGGGATTGCAGACTATATTGCAAATGATAATATACAGGCTGCTAATGATTTAATTCTAAAATTTTATAAAATGTTCAATATACTTTGCGAGCATCCTAAAATCGGTACAACTGTCTGCGGCTACCACGATAAAACCGTTAGGAAAGTTATTATTGATAAGCATTATATAATTTTTTATAAACAGATTGGTTCTGTTATTCATATTTTAAGAGTTCTTGGCGCATATCAGGATTTGTGTAATATTTTATAACATAATTTTCCTTTCTTACATTGTTTTATTAGGTGCGGAAGTTGCTTTTCCTTGATTTCCCGTGTGGGTATGAGGATTGTAAATATCTCTCATTGATTGCATTGATGAAGTTTTATCCGTAATATCCGCATCCGATTTTATTCCTTTTGTGTTTTTGAATATTCCATCGTGTTCAATATTTCCAATCAGTTTTATATTTTGAAAAACAACAGATAATGTGCTTGTTTGCTTATTTACATTAATGATTGAACCGTCTTCAAGATTTACGGATAATTCTTTTTCTGATTGTGTAATTGGAGTATCTTCCGTTGAATAAATAGCGCCGAGTATTACACCGTCTTCTGAGTTTTCATCCATTAAACAAACAACCTGTTCACCTATATCGGGCATTGAATAAAATTTGTCTTTTAATGTTTTTGTCTGCATAACAGGTAACCAGTAAGAAGTTGATTCATCATCGCCGAAATTTACTCTTGCCTGTACAGTTATTGGATTAATTTGAGATACAACGCCAAACCTTAACATTTTTCCTCCTGTGGTACTCGGGGCTAATCGCCCCTGCGTTCCTACGTCGGTATAGAACGGTTACAATATCAACCGTCTTGCTCAACGCAAGCCGTTTGATATTTTCACACACTGCTCACGCTCTCTACCTCACAATACGTTTTATAGCCGCTTGACCTGTCAAAAGAATGCCTTGATTGTTTTATATGGTATTTACCGGAAAAATGTCCGACACCTTTTAGTTCAATATTTATTCCTGCTATTAAATACGGGTTACCTGTGAATTCAAGAGAGCCTTCAATTTTATCGTCCGCAGTTGATAACGCTGCTTTTGCTTTTACGATTGCTTGTTTCCTATCCGAACACCTTGCGGTTATTTTTAACGTATCGCCTTTTGCAACATTTTCATTTCTTGCGGTTGCTTTTACGGTTTTCTTCTTTTTTGGGTCAAAATAACTTACCTGTACGGATTTGTATTTCTGAGATGTTTTTTCTCTAAAATTTATGTGGAGTAAATCGGATTTATAAAAGATTTGAGCGGATTTTGCTCCTTTTAATTTTGTAACGTCATAAAATACAAGATTGTTTTCTGCAATTTTAAAGATATATCCGTATTGTTCCGCAAGTTTTGTCAGAAACGTTAAATCTCTTTCCTGATGCTGCGTAATCCTGTCAACACGGACATCTGTAATTTCACCTATTAGTGTATATCCGTGCTTATCCGCAATCTCTTTTGCAATCTGTTTCAGTGTTTTATTTTCATATCCGACTGAATTCTTTTGTCTTAAAGGTTTTTTAATTCCCGTTGCAAGACCTTTCACTGTAATAACATCCGGCGGTGAATCATATTCAAGTTCATCTATTTCAAATATGCCACAGTTTAACAGTTTTTCGGCTTCGTAACCGATATATGCACGAAGAGTATCACCTTTTGTTGGAATCCACGAACCCTGCCAGAGTTTTTCTGAATCCTCAAAGCAAATCAAAAGTTCATCAGATTCGCCGTGTTCAACGTCTGTGTATTCAAGTGAAGCTACATACGGAGCGACATCTTTTGTAATATTTTTATTCTCATAAAATAGTTCAAATATGGGGATTAGCATGTTATTAAAATCCTTTTAATGATTAGTTATAGTGTTTGGAAAAATATTTTGTATGTTGTATAATATATTTGGGCTGGCCTCGATGACCTCGGTCCACCACGGCAGGAGTTTATTCCTGCCTTTTATAATTTTTGTAGAATAACTTATGCTTATTAATTTATTAATCTTTCTTAAATATTTGCTCAAAGGGGTTGAAATTTAATTTGTCATGTTTTATAATGACAATATGGCCGGTGTTGATAAAATTATCAAAAGTTTCAGAACTTCCAAATTCGGACATACCTTTGAAGAATGTAAAAAAGTCCTTGAATATATAGGATTTGAAGAAAAATCTTCAAAGGGTTCGCATCACAAGTTTACAAAGCAGGGTTTAGACCGCCCTTTTATACTTGCTAAACATAGACCAATAGACCCTGCTGCAATTGATGACATACTCAACTTCATTGACAAGGAGGAACAATATGACTGATAAAAATACAAAAAAAGATTTAGATTATTATCTTAACCTGCCTTGGCAGTTTGAGTTTACACGACATCCGGACGGTAAATATTCCGCAAGAGTTGAAGGTTTATCCTGTTATTCAGGTGGAGATACTATGGAAGAAGCATCTAAGGAAATTCAAGATGCTCTAGCTTTTTACATTGAAAGCTGTCTTGAGGATAATATGCCCATTATTGAACCTCAGGATATTGCCAATGCAAATGGCAGAATAAGCATAAGGACGTCAAAACAAACTCATTTGAAGTTAATTAAACTTGCGAATGAAGAAAATGTATCTGTTTCTCATCTTATTAACGATGCGATTGTTAAACAGTACGGATAATCTATTTAATTGTAAAAGTACGATAAGACTTGAAATTATTTTATTAATAGTAAATAATAAGAACGAACAACCCAGGATTTTCTCACTGTGATTTATCATATAGATGCCTGGGTTTTTTCGCGGGGTGATATCACAATTTGTGATATCAAGTTTCAATTTTTAATGTACAATCATTCGTTAAAGGTGACAAAATGACACCTTTAAGTTATTTCTTCCACGGCGGGAGTTCAAATTGTATTGTTTCGGATTCATCCAAAACAGGGATTTTTAATTTCATCCCGGCAGAGAGTGTCGGTTCTATCGAAACATCAGAATTTGCCTTGATTATTTCTTCATACAGTGTCGGGGTGTTATAGAACTTGTATGAAATCAAATCCCATCGGTCATTGTCTTTGGTTATATATGAATAATACTCTGTCATTTTTTGCTCCTGACAAATCATAGATTTGAAACGTCGCTATCGTAGTGCTTTCGCACCGGCTCACGCTTTTTTGCGGAAACCTTTTTCGTCCTCTTTATCTTCAGGAATTTTGCCAGTGTATTCTCTTAATCGGATATCTACCTGAATTGAGATTAAATCACCCTCGGGCGAGGCTTGTTCTGTTGTTTTGCCTATTTCTTGTATAACAAACACTCCAACGTATTCACCGTTACCTTTAATGAATTTCAAAGGTGCTGCATTATCTGCCGCATCAACAAGAGCTTTTATTTCATCTTCCGGAACACAAAAACTTCTGTGGAAATTCAGTTTTATTGATTCTTCAAGCAGGTTCTTGCCTAAGAATTGTAATATCGGTTTATTTTCGATCCTGTCATGTTGTGCGTAATTATACGATACGGTTTCATTTATCCCGTTAAAGTATGTAATAAGTTCAAATTTTATATCTCCAAGTTGTGCAAACATTGTTTTTCCCTTTTTGCTCCTGTGGTGCTCAGGCTTATGCCTTGTGCTCCTACGTCGCCATCGTTCAGTTGCAGTGGTGAAAACTCAACGTTTTCACCACCTCCACTTCGGCTGCCGCATTCCTTAACAAATTTATAAAACGCATATTCGCTGATTTTTAATTCGCGGATAGCGGTAATGGATTTAATTTCGCGATTAAGCCATTTTTTGTAAACCTCGTCAAAATTTGCAGGCTTATCAACTTTCTTTCGCCCTTTATACTTGCCTTTTAATTTTGCAACTGCAATACCGTCGCGTTGTCTTTCTAAAAGATTTGCACGTTCAAATTCATAAATTGCAGCTAAAAATGTAATCATCAGCTTGCCGAAGTTTGAACTTGTATCTATGCTTTCTTTTAAACTTTTCAGCGCAACTCCTTTTTGGGTAAGATATTCCACTATATCTAACAAATCTTTCGTGTTGCGCGCAAGCCTTGAAAGGTCTTTGACATAAACCGTGTCGCCCTCTCTAACGTACTCCAACATAGCTTTCAACTGCGGTCTGTCGGTATTCTTACCGCTGATTTTTTCTTCAAAAACCTTGTAAACACCGATTTTTTGCAACAATACCTGCTGACTTTCTGTGTTTTGTTCTACTGTACTTACCCTAATGTAGCCTACAGCTTGACCTGACATAATTGTCCTCCTTTTTTATTCTTGTAGGACAACGAGTGTTTAAAGTAAAGACTTTTCCGCTGAACTGATTGAAAAATAAAAAATCAAGTCTATTCAAAGGGTTTTTAAATACCAAAAATTCGCTTGAATAAGGTACACCTTATAAAGTGATAAAACTTAATCAAGTTTGATTAAGTGTCTGATATTTTAACCCTCAAGATAAGTTGTAAGTTATAAAAATCTTGCTTAGCTGTTTTGTCGTGTTTTTGTTTTGTTGTTTTTGTGTGTTTTTGTTTTCTGTTTGGATGTTGCTATTGCGCTTATATCTTGTGTGAGCGGAGATGTTTCCCCATCGTCCTTATGTCTACTGCAGAACCTGTATTTTTGTGTCCTATAGCTTCAAGATTCTAATAGCTGGGGCGTTTTAATTATAGCTAAAACTGCAAAACTTACTTTAATAACTTACACATTCATGATATAAAATTCTTCACAAACTGTCAAGGACAAAATTCTATAAAGCCTTATTATACTTGCATTTTGTCATACAATAAATTTTTTAGCAGCTCGGACATTGCCGCTATGATTGTGTTTTGATTTTTAACTGTTTGAGTGAATTCAAGAAGTAATCGCAACACTAATGACAAAAATGTAATAAAATAGCACAAGAAAGGAGTTAGTGTAGATGAAAAGATTGCAGCACTTGAGTTCAGCGGAACGAGATAAAATAACAATACTTCAAGGAGAAGGATTATCCGTAAGAAAAATAG